AAATTTTATCAGCACTATCAAAGAAAAATCTTATTTCGTCTTCGCTTTCAAAAATATATCTTAAATTTCTTGTAGTAAGTGTATATTTTTCTCCGTCGGTTTTAAAATACAAAAGCCAACTTGTATCTAAATTCTGGCCTGTAATATCTCCTGCTTTACCTAGAGAAAAACTACTAATAGTATTAATATTTTCAGCAAGAATTAATTTCCATACAGACTCACTTCTGTCATATCTTAAAGCAAAATCTTTATAAGCAAATGCCTGATCTATAATTTGTGTTTTTAAATCGTTTGAGAAAAATGTACTAAACGTAGGTACAATTTCTGTCAATATAGCTCCTGTAGGAATAAAATCAGTAAGTGTGATTCCGCCAGTATTAGTTTCTGCATCTATAGATGTACCATCATCTACAACATTTGAAATTTGAGTCCATTTGTATTCAACAGCATTAGGATGGTCTGCTGCACCTTGCATTAACCCATGTTCATTATTTTTCATAAAATGGAAACCTGCCGGTGGTGTAAATTTCAGCATAGTTCCTCTTTTAGCTGTTTTTAAATTGTTAGCTGTAAAAGCGCCAACCTTGATCTTATTTCCGTCAATGTCTTCTAATGTACCTAAATTAGAATTAGTTGTAGATTGATAACTGTTCCACGAAGCTCCTAAGTCTAAGACTGAGATATCTGAAAATTGACTTATATAATAGTTTTTTACACCTGAAGATCTAATTACATTTTGTAGTGTGTTAACTATTATGCCCTCTATATCACTTTGGCTTGAAAAATTAAAATCTTGTTTTGTTTCATATAATTCTTTGTAAATAACACCGTCGTCTGCAAACAGTTTTGTAGTACTGTATTTTCCGCTTGGGTCTTTTATATCTAAGTATCTACTTATTCCACTTGAAATTCTGTTTACACTTTTTGTTTTAATAATTTCTTGGCTTACAGACAGCGGTCCTATATTATAATCTTCGCCTGTTATAAGTCTATTCTGTGTATAATAAGATGCAGGTGCATTTGCTTTGATTTCTGCGTTTGTTTCGGCGCCAGTGCCGTTAGTTATACTGAAAGGGAGTCTAAGTCCTAAAGTAATAGTTTCTTGGCTTCCTGATTTACTTTGATAAGGAATTGCAATATTAATATTACCTATTTGTCCCGGCGTAACTGCTAATGATTTATTAATACTTGTTCTATAATATATTTTAAAGTTCCCAGCAGGTAAATTACCAAATACACCATCACTGAACACTAAGTTAATTCTATCGCCAATTCTACTTTCTACAGAAAATATATTTCTTACTTGGTTAAAGAGACTGTTATATATTATGTTGTTACCTTCAGTAGAAGTTAATTGTGTCCAAGAAGTTGTTTCAAATCCATTAGTATCTACATTGTATAACCATACATCTGTGTTATTAATATTACTTGCATCAATCGACACTACTTGATTAGGAACAGGATTTTTTACGCTAAAATTACCTGTTTGTAATGCGCCTTGTCTAACGTGCATAAAGAATCCAGAATTAGAACTTCCTGCTCCTTGGCCGTCGTCCCTATATAAAAATGCAGGTGACGTTCCGGGTAACGGTGATTCTTCTTTTATAGTTGTATTTGATATATCTGCACTTACTACTTCAAATCTAACACTATTTCCTTCAATATTTTTTGTAAACGGAAAAATTGCTGTGTCAGTATTTGTTGCATTAAATCTATATTTTTGCGTTTGTATTCCTTCAATATTTGCATTTTTTAAAGGATTACCTATAGAATTATTTACTGGCAGTGCAGCATTTAAAATTTTTGTAAATTGCTCAACATAGTTAGTGTTAGAAGTGTCATTCCACTTTATTACATTATTAGATAAATTTAATCCAGCACTATCAAAAAGAGTTTCAGTAGTTTTTACTGTTGTAATTTTCATAAGCCCGTTTGCAGCTTGATTACGTTTTGGATTATATGAAAGCATACGTGCAAGACGTAGTACACTTTCTCTGCGTTCTGCTGTTTCGAGGAAGTTTTCACGTGCATTTAAATCAACACGGAAGGATAAGTTTTGCCCAAGGAAAGCAATCATGTCAATCAGCGCAAGGTATTCTGAAGATTCAATATAATCATTAAAATCTTCTGGATAATTTTGACGCAGGTAGTTAATCATGGATCTGCGAAGATTATCAAAATCATAACTTTGAAAGTCTGCGTTCCTAAAACCTTGATATATTCTTTTCCAGTCTTCGGCTACTAAGAGCCTAGTCTGTCTATCACTTGAAGACATAGCACATTCCTTTTTACAAAGTATTTATATGAATTAATTATGTGCGTGTTTTAATTTTTATAAACCAAGACCCACGGATTTATCAAACGTAAAACGCATACTTTCACTTATAGCATAGTCTAAGAATTTTACTGTAGCAGTAATTTGTATACCACTATCTTGACTATCTACAATAACATTTTCAGCCTGTACTCTAGGATCATAGTTTATTATAAAAGTAACATTTTCAATGATTGCTGCCTGAAGTGCAGGCGTAAATGGCTCGAACAAGATATCCCAAATTATACATCCAAACCCAGGATCTCCTATTTTTTCTCCTTGTCTTATATGAAAATGATTTATTATATCTTGTTTAATTAATTCGTGATCATACAAGTTAAACCCGTTTGAAGGATTGCCTGAATAAAATCCTCTATAAGCCCTAGAAGGTTTTGGTTGGATACTTGTACTAGATACTTGTAGCCTTTTGTAAATATTTTGTTCAAGTTCGCTCATACTATATTTACCTTATTATTGCGGTCCAGTATTTACAGTACCGTCAGCATTTTGTGGACCTGGATTATTTGTATTTTCTGGTTCTATAGGAGATTCTTGGGTTTCTGCCTCGGTAATTTCTTTAGATGGAGCAATATAATAATCTTTTCCTCTAGGATCTCCTGATTCTGTAATCTCACTGTCAGTTGACGGACCTTGGGGTATTATACCTGGTACAAATCTATAATTGCCGCCTTCGTTTGCTGCTGTACTAAAATGCATAGCATCGTCTGAGCTTGTCCATGCACCGCCCCAACCAAGACCAAATGATTTGGCTAACTCGCCGGTGCCTTCAGGCATATCAGTCATAGGCGCATTTGCTGGGCGACTTTGATACCATCCGTTCGGAAATGTATTTTTAACAGGATTTGGTGGATTGATATCTATTGCAGCGCCCGAGGCATGAGTACTCCATCTAGTAGAACGTCCGATATTACGTTTACAATACCCAAGTAATACCTTAATTTCATATCCGCTATCTTCTAAAGCATCAATAAAGCCTTGGAAATTAGGAACCCAAACTTCTGCAACTTCGGCTGTTATGCCTCTCTTTTTAGTAGTTATTGTGCCCAACGGTCCGTCACCTATAAAGAATCTGTTAGCCCAGTTATCTGTTGATCTTTCTTTATCAAGTGTGAAGTTTGCTAGTGATCTAATTTCATCTGCTCCGGGGACATTTTCTGGTTGTTCAACATCACCTAATACAATTTGAGAATCACCGTGTGTTCCATAATTGTCATTCCCGCTAGAACCTAAAATCTGCGAACTTTGTTGGACATTAGATTTAGACTTTGTAAATGTGTCTGGTGTAAGTATTCTATCTGCTGGTGATAGTTGTCCTGACGATTCCCTATCAGTTTGTTCTGGTTTAAATGCTTGCGGATTTAAATTTTCGTGGTGCTGCCACGGCTCGTGTTGTGGAGCTCTAGTGAGTATACTTTCATACGGCACAGTATCTTGTGCTCCTGCAAATATATACGGTAACACAATTTGCGGTAATGGTATAATTGGTTCTGCAGGCTTTGCTGAAGTTGCAGGTGTTGCACTTAGTGCAGTCGAAGCCTCAGTTCCTGCAACAGATTTTTGCGTATTCCAAGAAATTTTAGCTGCATCTCCTGCAATTGCAGTTCCGCCTAACATATTGATTCCATTAACAGCTTCGTAGTGTTGAGTATCTGCCTGCACAGTACTTGCACCGATTACTTTTAGTAAGTGTTCACCTTGAGTAACAGTTTCATGATTTCCAACCGAAAGTATTTTTGTATTTCCTGTTGAGTGTAAATTTATTTCTGAGCCTTTGTTTAAGTAGACCCCTGCTGATAAGTCGTTAATATTGCTTCCACTTTCTCTATAGAAAGTATGTGCAGATTTTTGATGGAATCCGCCTTTAGATGTGTCATAAATAGTACCAGCTGTAGTTTGTTGATTGGCTGCAACTGTAATAAAACTATCAGCATCTATTTTAACTTGACTTGTTCCAAGAACATTTCTTTTATATTCGTCGCCTACTAAAATATTTGTATCATATTTTGATTCTATTTGTATTCTACCACAGTCTAGGCCGTCCATTGTTTTTTGACCATCACTATATCTTGCCTGTGCTCTCATGTTTATGTTACGACCGGCATCGATATTAAAATCTCTTTCAGCAGTAAAATTAATATCTTGATTGCTCATTACGCTTATACTATCTTGTGCATGTATATCAATCTTACCATCACTAGACATCTCTATCCAAGCAGTACCTCTACTGTTAGAAATATAAATCAAATCTTCTGAATTATGTAGAAGTATTTGATGCCCGGTTCTAGTTCTTATTCTAAATAATTCGTTTTGAAGTATTGTTTCGTCGCCGCCGGGGAAATTAGCACCTTTATTAACGTATTTGGGCGGACCGTCTTCTGCATGGGTTTCTCTTACAAAACGTTCATCACCGTCATCCATAACTATGCTAGAACCGCCTAGTCTGTTGTATGGCAGTTCTACTTTTTTACCGTCAGGACCAATTTCAAATTTTGGAGATTTAGTTCTTTTATCCTTAGGTCCAGGTGTACTCCATCCGAACACCATGCTAGGGAAATCACGTCTAGCACTTGATGTTGTAGTTCCTCGGGCTTCGTCTTGTAGTAGACCCTGTATTTCTAATATCTGGGCAAAATCTTTATTATAAGGTTTATTAAATAAGGTAGGATCAACTTTTTCGCCAGTTTCAACCATTTTGTTATATTCACCAACAGGAAGTTTGCTACCTTTAAGATGTTCAGGAGTAATATCCGTTGTTAGGGTGGTGGCGGCGCGGCCATCAGGCAACATAAAGTTCATGTAATCATCTTGAATACACCCTATCCAGTAACCAAAGTTTTTATTACCTTCTGCAAAAATAACTAGTACTTTAGTACCAACATCAGGTGGTACTGCCCAAATTCCATAACTTTTTTGAGTATATTCATAACCGTCATTTTGGGTTAATCCGTTGCCTGGTGTAACTCCGTAAAAAGGACTAAGATATTTTACTGTTTCGAGTTGTCCACTTTTTTCTGGTAAGTTTCCTGCAGAGGTATAATTTAAAAGCTCTACCTCTAAAGTACCCATACTGTTTACATCTAAGTTGTTTACTATAACAGCTTCGTAAGGTACACCCGCTTTAATAGGTGGCAACTCTCGCGTTGACCTTGTATAAGTAGTTCCTTTTCTAGGTGGTTCATTGCGGGCCATTAGTCTTTATCCATTGTTTTGCAGTATCAGTAATAGCAGTTTTAGTTTCAGTTAAGGCAGTTTCAGCAGCATCTTTCAATCCACCCACAACGTCACTGTAAGCACCTGTGGCATCATCGAAAGCATCTTGAAAGCCACTAGTGCGGGTAACTGGTGTATTTACACAGTCTCCAGGATCCTCAGGAAATAATTTTTTAATACTGTTTAGCGCATCATCTATTATATCGTCTGGATACGGAAGACCAGGAGCAATTTTGTCAACGTTAGGCAGATCGTCTAATGGCAACGGACTTGGGACTTCTTTTGGTACTAAGTCTGGTAATACTTCTTGACCTGTTGGATTTGCTGATTCTGGATCTGGCGCTGGTGGCACTGGTGCAATAACCCCTGCATTTGTTGTGCTGTTTGTTTCGCCCCCAGTTACTACTTCTACAGGAGAAGATGCTGCTGCACTAATGCCATGAATTAATATATCTTTAACTTTTTCTCCAGTACGAAAGTCATATCTATCATCTAATGGATCTATTTGATAATAAATGTAAGGATTTTCTGGGTTTGGAAGTGTTGTTGCAGGTAAAGGTGCAGAACCTGCCCTTGTACCTCGATAGGCACCTGTGGCCGATCCTGCAGATGCTTTTTCAACTTGAGCTTTTTCACCAATTCCACTTGCAGGCATGGCTCTATTTGCGCCGGTTGTAGAAACGTCTATAGTGACTATTTCTCCGGTGCCGCCGTTACGAATATCTTCAAGTGCTTGATATACACTATCAGGATTATGATTTGCTTTATTAAGCCCATCACCTGCATAAAAGCTTTGTCCTTTTTTTAAATTTCTTTTTGGCAATCCTTTGTATACACTTCCTGCTGCAATATCGTAAGGTACAGGCATACTTGCGAATTCAGCAGATAAAAAAATCATAAATTTTCCGCTATCTAATGCTCCGCTTTTCCATTCGTTATATCTTCTAAACTTTTCTAATCTTTTAATAATAAGTGCGTCTTGCACGTCTGGTGAAAACACTGTTCTTAGAGGATCACATCCTAAGTATCCAACACATTCTTTTAGAGTAGATTTTATAAATTGATATTTTCCTACAGCACTAGATTTTCTTCCTGCGGCAATTCTATTCTTTTGATAATCTTCAACTTGAGACAATGTCATAGAAGTGAGTGAACGTTCTACAGAACCGGGCCATACACTACAATACGGATTTGATCTAACTGCTTCACCGTCGGCGATTAGTCTAAGTAATGATCTATCTTGGTCTGAAACTGTTACTGCCATTAAAATCGTCCTTGACGTGTAGCGTTAGTTAAATCATCAACAGCATCATCAAGCTCTTTCCTCAATCCAGGAAAAGTAGAAAATGCATTTTGGGGCGGTTTCCATGTAACTCCTGCAATATTCAACGTAGGTACATTTGTAAGAACCGTGTTAACTTCGGGAAAAATACTAGACAAAACATTATCTGCTGCATCGCCTACATCGGTCAATATTTTCTTTATAGGAGATTCACACGGATCGTCTGAGATAGGTCCAGGTCCAGTGCCTCCTACTTCGCCATCAATAGGAGTATCAGCTACCCCCTTGTTAACTGTCACACTATCGTCTACGCCTATAAATCCTTGCGATGTGCCTTCTTCATTTTCTTGTCCTCTACTTCGTACTAAAGACATGCTTTGTGTAAATTTACCTCCAGAAAACGAACTTTCAACACTTATTACTTGATATATACCACTAAACTCAGGTACAAGTTGTGAAAAAAGGATATTATCACCTGTAGCAGAATAATCCACAGGTGTTCTAAAGTTCACTATTACATATACTTGATTTTCAATATATGTCATGTATCCTTCTTGTGTAATTGACGGGCCGTCGCCTCTATCTCCTATATAGTTTCCTGTTTGAGTAGGAAGAAAATACGGATCACCCATAATTTCTAAATCAGCAGTTAACATATCAACATTACTATTCAAGAACCTTTGGTGGAATGTTTCTGCTATTCTTTTACGCACATCAGTTGTTCTGCTATCTCCAGTAATTGGAAATTTATTTGTCTCGCTAACACTTCCTGATCCAACTCCGCCGGTTTCAGCTTGTTGATCAGTTTCTGGTACTGTCGCGCCTTTTTGGTCACCTGTACTTTGTGCAGTTTTTCTATCTGAAGTTCCAGAAGCTCTCGACCCTTGGTTCATACCAAAGTTGGAGTATGCCTCTTGTAAAAATGCATTATTAAACTGTATGTCAAAATTTAAAACCTCTTCATTTTTACCTGTATAAATGTAATTAAATTCTTTTTTTGCTGCGGCACGTATTCCTGCACGGTTTGGTGCAACACCCGATGGTGCTTGGAAGGCAGCATCGTCAGCATAAAAAGGAACTACACTATAAACATATATCCTTGGGTTTCTTCCAAATCGTTTTTCTGTTTCTGGGTCATTATCTAAAAATACATGGGTATTAATTCTATAAAGTTGTCTTATACCTGTCTCGTTGTTTTTTTCTGCATTTTCAGCTGCATAAATGCTATCGACTAATACTTTTTCAATTATTGTATCTATTCTTTCCCCTGCAGGAAAAGATTTTTCTCTTGCTTTTTCTGAAACAGATAATTCTGCTGTTGTAGTATCAGCAACGCCTTCGTCATTAAAGGCAGCACTAGGATCTGCCGCTGCTGCGGTTCCCCCTTGGTTATCATCTTCTACTA